CATAATTTTGTTATTTCCGTATTTTATATTTAAGCGAATCTTTTATAGTCAACAGACTGCCTAAGCAGAACTTTGGCCATCACATAAAATGTATCTTCATCTTCAGGTTCAACGTACCACTTTTCGTAAATCGGGTTGTCGGATATTACCGCGAGGCGGTCTCGCTGCATCTGAAGGCGCTTAACGTGAAGGGTTTTGCCGAAGACAAATACATAAACCCCATCACCGTCAAAATGCGTAACGCCGGTATCAACGAAAATCTGATCGCCAGGTGATATGGTGCCATCCATGCTGTCGCCGTTAACCGTAATGACTTTGACGTGTGCAGCGGGTCGGTTGCCGAACAACGCGCGCGCTTGTTCAGTTGTGTATTCAATGGCTCGGATAGTTTCAATGAAATCGCTGGTGACAATTGCGCCTGGCCCAGCACTGGCTTTAACGTCGAGAACATCCACGCGGTAAACCCCATTCAGTGACGGCTTAACCTGGTATAGCGCAGTCGGCTCTCTTGCGCCATTGGAAGCCATTTCCCCTTCGCCAGTAGACAGCCATTCCGGCCGAACACCCAGAACAGAAGCGATCTCAACGGTTTTACGAGAGCCGTTCGCATCCTTGAGTAACTTATTTACGCTGGACTGAGCCATGCCGACATCTTTGGCTAATCGGCCCTGTGTATATCCAGCATGTTTCATTGCCTGCGCCAGGCGCTCCGAGAATCCCATATTCACCTCTATTACTGATTCCTTTAACTGTATCGCTCAAGCGATTATTTAGCAAAAAATCGCCTATGCGATTGACATTCGCTAAAGTGATAACCATAATCGCTTTAAACTGATAGCTGAGGTGATTATGAAGACCCCAACAGTAGAGAAGAACTCCGCGGTAGAGAAAGCGATCGCCATCGCTGGCAGCCAGAAAGAGCTGGCAAAACGTTGCGGTAAAGCCCAGTCCACTATCTGCGACTGGCTTAACGGAAAGAAACGCATCTCCCCGGTTCACGTTCCTGAACTGGTGAAGGCGGTTGGTGGTGAAATCCAGGCTCACGAATTCCGCCCGGACCTCCCGTCCATCTTTCCACACCCTGACAACAACGCCGCTTAACGGCGGCCCCAACAACGAAAGGGAAAGCAATGCATTCACTTACGTATCAACAAGGTAACAAATTTTCGCCAACGGCGATGATTTACCAGAATCGCCGGGAGCCTGAATCCTCGGCGATAAACATCGATGGGATCCGTGCAGCTGTACGCGCCTGGGCAGCTGATTGCCGCAGCCGTGAATATGTCGCAGCTCTGATTGTGGAAGAGTGGCGGTCAACTGGCGGCACCGGTCTGGATATCCCGACTGACTCGCACCGCCAGATGCAGAAGGTGTTCCGCTGGATTGATGGTGACACCGAATACGCCGCCAACAATATTCGCCAGCTGGCGCCGGCAATCATGTCCGTTCTTCCGCTGGAGTATCGAAACCGCCTGGCGCCGCAGAACGACACGATGTCGCTGATCGCCTCTGCGATGAAAGAGTGTGCCGAAGCTAAGCAGGCAGTGCTGCTGGACGCTCCAGAGCATCAGAAGCTGAAAGAGGTAAGTGAGGGTATAGCGTCGCTGTTCCGCCTCATGCCTGAGCAAGTAGGGCCGTTGATGACAATGGTCACTTCGATGCTGGGGGTCATGTGAGAACTACAGAAATGGCGAAAGCCGGTCTGCGCGAACAGAACCGACTTTCTGGTGCAACAAACGTCAGTCAATTGCGAGGTCATTATGACAAACGCTAATCCAAAACGCCAGGCGCAGGAGGGTTAACTGTGTCGAACGTCGCTTACGCTAATTTCGCGGCGCACTCAGCCGCAAGGAGCAACAGGATGGAGAACCAGAAGTCTGGTTACGTCCCGTTGTACCGGAGCATCAAGAAGAAGTCCTGGGCTAAGGATGTGTTCCTGCGCGCGCTGTGGGAGAACCTGCTCATAGACGCAGCCAGACAGCCCTACACTGCATTCTTCAAGGGCAAGCAATGGCCTCTGCAACCCGGTCAACTGGTCGTCACTGCTGCAGATCTTGGCCTTCAGTTGTGTGACCGTCAGGGCAACCCGACAAGCCGCGACGCAGTGGAGAGAATGCTGTCTGTTTTCGTCCGCGAAGGGATGATTTCCATCGAGGGAGAGAAGCGAAAAGGCAGGGTGATCACCATCACAAATTACGTCGAATATGCTCAAAAAATGGACGATTTACCCGCACATAAAGCCGCACATGCAGGCGCACATGATGAAGCCAGTAACGGCGCGGGTTCAGATGGGTATGCCGCACATAAGGCCGCACAATTACCCGCACATCATGAACAAGAAGGTAATAACAAGAATATAAATAACTTATCGTCCGAGAATTCTGACGAATCCTCTGACGCACGTTTGAAGAAATTTTTATTAGCTCATCCAGAAGCTGCGGTTTACACCCCATTCGGTGCGAAGTGGGGATCGGCTGAAGACCTCAAAACCGCCCAGTGGATTTCCACCAGGGTGAAGTTGATTAACCCAACCTGCAAAGCCCCGGACATGACCTCCTGGTCTAACACCATTCGCCTGATGCGCCAGATAGACAACCGGTCGCACCAGGACATCTGCGCGCTGTATGACTGGGCCAGCAAACACCACTTCTGGCAGACCAACATCCTGAGCCCGGAAAGCCTGCGCAAGCAGTGGGACAAGCTGACGATGCAGCGCAACGCCGGAGGTGAGCAGCGTGCCGCCAAGCCGGATCTGGACTTCAACAACACAGACTGGGCCTACGGGGTGATTCGATGAAATCTCTTGCAGAGCAGATGCGTAACCACGATCGAGAGCAGATGAGCCGCATGGCCCATAACCTGCCCGAGCAGTACCAGGAGCGCGCGCCGGTAGAACAGGTGGCGCAGGTATTTAACAAGCTGTTCAACGAACTGCGCGCCGCGTTCCCGGCCAGTATGGCGAACTTCCGCACCCAGGACGACCTGAACGAATTTCGCCGTCAGTGGCTGCTGGCGTTTCAGGAGAACGGGATCCACTCAATGGCTCAGGTCGATGCCGGTATGCGCATTGCCCGCCGCCAGGAACGCCCATTCCTGCCGTCGCCGGGCCAGTTCGTCGCCTGGTGCAAACAGAGCGGCGGTGCGCTGGGTATCACCGTTGACCAGGTGATCGCCGAATATTGGGATTGGCGTAACCGCTCGTTCGAGTTCACCTCCAGCGAGCAATTCCCATGGTCTCAGCCGGTCATGTACCACATCTGCGTCGAGATGCGCCAGCGCAGCACAGAGTGCCAGTTAACGCATGGTGAGCTGGCGCGTGAGGCGGGCGATCTGCTGGACATGTGGGAGAAGCGTGTCACCGATGGTAAGCCAGTGCCGCCGGTACGCCGGGCAATTGCAGCACCGGCTGCCGAACACGGTCCGACTCCGATCCAACTGCTGCTGGCGAAGTACAACCGCAACAAGTCGAACGGGATGGTGTGAGATGAAAGGTAAACAGGCAATTCTGCGTTATCTCGAAACGCACCAGACCTTCACAGCGAAGGAAGTGTCCGCCGAGTGTGGCATGACCATCAACTGCATCACGAAGAACGCCATCGATCTTGAGCGGTCCCGCAAGATTGTCCGCGTGAGCAAGGTCTGGAGAACGGTGACTTATCGCCTGGCGACGCCGGAAGAGCAGGCTGGCACCGCGCGCAGTTGCACCAACGGAATATTTCAGGAGTGCCGCAACAGCGCGGCGATGAAGCGGGTATTGATGGTTTGGGGTAGGGTAGGGGTATGAAAATCGAAGATATCGAAAACGTTGCGGTGTTCTTCAATTTGAACGGCAAGACAGTAGCGTTACGAATGGATGCTGAGCAGAAGAGGATCGTCGCATTAATGGCGCTAAGCACGGCTGATGCTCGGGCAGAACTGATTGAAGTGCCGCACATGACTCTACCAGCAGACCCAGACATGCAGGAGGCCGCCCAATGAGCAACATCGACAAACAAGCTTACCGCGCTGACGGCGGTGATATCTGAACTGACCGCCTCAGAGAGATTGCTGAAAATCCTTACGGCGACGAAGAGAAATGCTGGCTGGCTAAGCGCGTGCTGGCGCTGCTGGATGAGCTGGAAGCCAAAGAAAGGCGGATAGCTGAACTAGATGCTTGATAGAAAACAAAATCCACTTACAACTCAATGCTTAAAAGGGGTATAATCCTGAGAAATGAACATAATTCCAGCTAGAATTATATGACTAAGAATGATCTTGAATCCTTGTCTACCATTAGATTTGACGAAGCTAAATGTTTATTTGCTAATGGGTTATACCATGGTGCCTATTATCTTTGTGGATATGCTGTGGAATGTGCGCTCAAGGCTTGTATTGCAAAGACATTTTTGCAACATGAATTCCCTAACAAGGCCACAGTGAACGATTCCTACACTCATGATTTATCGAAACTTCTGAAGATCGCTAACTTACATCAAATGTTGACTGCCGACTCAAGAAATGATGCATCGTTAGAAATAAACTGGACTGTCGTGAAAGACTGGAGTGAGCAGTTTCGTTACGATACCAACATAACTAGAGCATTGTCAGAACAACTCATTGATGCTGTAGGTGACCAACAATCTGGAGTTTTGAAATGGTTAAAAACACACTGGTAGTCGGCAGAGAATTGACTAAAGACATGGAGTTCTCTGGACAATTTTTGTTAAAAAAATTGAAAGCAGAGAATTTAACTGTTGATGCCGCATTGTGGTTCTATTATCCAGATCTATCATGGCGATATATGTTGGTAATAAAAGAGATTCAAGAACGAGGCCCAGCATATGTTTATAAGAAAATCAGTGACATAAACAGAAATAGTGTTTCGAAAAAGTACAAGCCAATCCCTTTGGATACAATCGAAGCTAAAGGCGATAATGATTATCTATATAAGATGCTTAAAGGATTTTCTAGGATCAGCAATAGCACTATTCGTTTAACTAACTCTATGGTGAACGGTCTTGAAATCGTTGATTGCCTCATCTACGAATTGAAATAAGACATAAGTAGCGCATAACGCAAACTACTTTGATTTTCTGAAATCAACCCGCCATAATCATGTCATCGGAGCCTGAACAACTTCGATGACTTCTGCGCATTTAAGGGGACTTAAATGCGACAACAATCTGAATTCCTCACGCTGTCACAGATGCAGAAATGCACCTGTGATTTTCTGCATTCTGCGTTACCTCTCGGAGGTGGCGTATGAAGCAGCACTACTGCATCGTCAACGACACCGTTAAAGACAACCTCATCGCGTACATACGCACCCTCCCAGTAAACCCTCGCGCGCCGATGGTCGTTGAGGCCCGGGAAGAAACCCGCACAGACAAGCAAAATCGTCTTATGTGGCCATTGTTGAAAGACCTGTCTGACCAGGTGGTCTGGCACGGCGAAAAGCTTACCCGCGAAGAATGGAAGGACCTCATAACCGTTCTGGTAAACCAGACGCAAGACCAGGAACAGAAATCCGCGCCGGGCATTAACGGTGGTCGCGTTTACTTCGGCGTCCGCACATCCAAATCCAGCAAGCGCTATATGGTCGACGTCATCGAGGCGATTTACTGGTTCGGTACCGAACGCGCCGTGAAGTTCTCCGAAGCGTCCAGCAAGCGCATCGCCTGGGCTCAGGAATGGAGGGCTTCCCGTGGGTAGTCCTCTCGCACGCGTCATCACGAACGAAATCTTCCGCGTTCCGGCGCGCCGCCAGCGTAAGGCTGCAGTTAAGCCGTCCGACATCCAGACCCTGAAGGACTACACCGCCCGACTGGTGGATCAGAAATGGCTGCGTCTCGCGGCGAGGAGGAATCATGCGTAAACCGTCCCGCCGTAAGTGCAAAGTATGCGGTGAATACTTCGTGCCGAAATTCCACGATATTCGGATCCGCTGGTGCTGCCCGGAGCATGGCGCAATCCTCGCTATGGAAGAACGTGAGAAGGAGAAGGTGAAAGCCGCGGCTAAGCGCATCAAGGAGCAGAAGGAGTCCGAGAAAGCAGGGCGTCAGCGCCGCGCAGAGCGCCGTAATGAGCTGAAGCCAATCCGGCACTGGGTGCAGATGACTCAGCGTGCCTTCAATGACTGGCGGCGCGAAATGCTGTTGGCCGCCGGGCACGGCTGCATCTCCTGCGGTACCAAGACTGCCTTCGCCTGGCATGCCGGGCATTACCGCACCACGGCAGCTGCACCACAGCTTCGCTTTAACCCGGATAATATCTGGCTTCAGTGCTCCGCCTGCAACGTTCACAAATCCGGGAACATCGAGGCGTACCGTGCCGCGCTGGTCGAGCTGATCGGCGAAGAACGCGTGCTGGCGCTGGAGTCCAATAACGAAACTCACCGATACACCCGTGAAGAGCTGGACGGCATCCGCGCGAAGGCTCGGGCAGACCTTCGCGCACTCAAGCAGCAGGAGGCCGCATGAACCATACCGAGTTCCTCCGGTACCAGGCAGAAAGCGTTAAGCGCGCCAGCATGCCACCAGTAGCAAAGCACAGCCAGAACAAAACTAATCAGCCACAGAAGGAAGCCGCATGAACAGTCAGCAACTGGAATACGTACGACAGCAGCTCATTGTGGCGACCGCAGACCTCAGCGGGGCGACGAAAGGGCAACTGGTAGCTTTAGCAGAGAACGCGCAATTCACCGCGACGGCGCGCAGCCGGGGGCGAAAAAAGGTATTCGACAAGGATAAGCAGCGCATGGTCAACCCGGATGGTCCGCCGATGAGTGGCAGCCAGTCACGTGCTAAAGGCTCATCCATCGCGCTGGTGGGGCCGGTTGAGTTCGTGACCGCATCGTGGCGCCGCGCTGTCTTGTTGCTTGAAGACCACCAGAAAGCTTGGCTGCTGTGGAACTACAGCGAGAACATCCGCTTTGAGTACCAGGTGGCGATAACCCAGTGGGCATGGGCTGAGTTCCGGGAGCAGCTCGGAACTAAGAAGGTGGCGAGCAAGACACTGGAGCGCCTGAAGAAGCTTATCTGGCTGGCGGCGCAGGACGTCAAAGCGGATCTGGCGGGGCGTGAGACTTACGAGTACCATAAGATAGCAGAGCTGGTCGGTGTAACGCCAAAGAACTGGTCCGAGACGTTTACGGAACGCTGGGTTGAGATGCGGCGCATCTTCCTGCGCCTGGATAGCGGGGCTTTAATGCAGGTTACGCGATCACGTTCACAACAAAAGGCGACAAATTTAGACGTAAGTCTTGCAAAACCGAACTGAAACGCATATATTTCATGTAAATCTGATATCGTCGCCATAGCTTTGATTGTCGACACAAAGAATTCAAGCCCGAGGTTAACGCCTTGGGCTTTTTAGTTGGCTGTGGCTAGATAGGCCAATCGAAAAGCGGTATCGTCACCGCCTGCCATAGCGAACAATGACGAGCAACTAAGACGAGGTTGATATGGACTTTGATTCAAGCTCCACGGTAATGGAATTTAAGCATGCCTTCCCTATTCCTGAGGGTCTTTACTGGGATGGAAAGCGCTTCGACACTATTAGCGGATTTGTTGAGAGTGAAGCGACTGCTGATATGTATACCAATCTGCTTTCTGGCTTTATTGCAGGGTTAGAAGCGAGCGGAAGGATGACTGATTTCACCGTCGAACCATTCAACCGAAACCCATAAAGAAGAAATTTAAAACAGGTCGCTTAGGCGGCCTTTTTTGTAACTGCACAACAGGAAAGAGCATTGAACAAGGCGAAATCCGGAAGACGCGACTAATGCCATCCGGGCGTCCAGTGCTATATCCGTTGTGGTGTAAC